GCCAGCGTGACGGTGGCGGTGCCTTGCGGGGCGATGGTGAAATAGGACACAGCGTGCTCCTTTGAATTGGGTTGCCAGGCGGGCCGGGAATTACCCGGCCCGCCACGTCATCAGGGGTGAGCGGTGGACTGGCCGAACAGCAGAACACCCGACATTTCGGGCTGCTTGTTGACCACGCCGAACAAGCAGTCAAGACGATACTTCGTCTTCATCGTGTTGATGTCGTACTGCTTTTGCATCACCAGCTCGATCCCCTGGTCAGTGCTTGCACGCATGATGGCGGCACCAGCATCCGTCGAGGGCGCGTAGCGACCCGGCAGGATTTCCAGCGCGTCCTTCTGCCAGAAGCAGTTGATCGGAGCAGCAGCGGTGTTCAGGCGCGTCACGGTGGCCGTGGCGCTCGTGGTCACCGAGCAGTTCTGGTACTGCTTCTCAGCGTCCGTGCCACCTTGCGCCGAGATGATCGGCGGGGTGATGACGACGGTGTTGCTACCACCAACGCTCACGACCCGGAAGGTCTTGAGAACGCCGGTAGACGCCTTGGTGATGTGATGCACCGACTCCACACCCTGAATACGGATGATGTCGCCAGCCAGCAGATCAGCATTGCTCGCAACCGTGACGGTCTGGAAGCGGTTGTCCTTGTTGGACGTTTCGCCGGTCGCGGCAACAGTCGTCGCCTCGGGCACGTAGTAGTTGCTGGCCGACGCACGGGTGTCGATGGTCGTGTTCGAGCCAGTCACCGCACGGATGCGGTTGGCGTAATCGAACTTGTACGTCTCGAACCCGGCCACGGTGCCAACGAAGCCACGGCGATAGGCGTCCTCGGACATGCGGTTGCCGAACGAACGGGTGGCGATGGCGAGGTTGCCAGCCATGCCGTTGTAGTCGCGGCTCGACAGGGCGAGGTAGCGGTCGAACGACTGCACGCCGATCTCGTTGAAGGCGGTGTCGCACAGGGCCACATCGTCGTAGTCACCAGCAGCGCCGGTCACGCAGACAGCCACCGAGCCGTAGTTAGCGGCAGCAGCCATGATGGCCAGGTTGACGTCGCTGGCGAGCTTTTGCTTGGCGGCGTCGCCCAGGCGACCCTCGTCCATCGCATCACGCAGCTCAAGCGCGTCCATGATCCACGGCACCGACTTTTGATAGCCGAGCGTCGCGGGAACGGAGAGTTGGGTCATGCCCTGGAAGTTCAGGGTCTGATCCATGCCGTCGAACGACTGAGCGATGAACGGCTGCGGACGCCAGATGATGTTGTTGGTCCGCTCCATCATCTCGCCACTGGTGCGATAGATGGACACGTTGCGGGAAAGAACCAGCGCGTCGTTAAAGCCTTCGAGCAGGTTCTCGAAGGCGACTCGCTCTTCCTTGACGAAAGAATTGGTAGACATGATCTATTCCTATTGGGTTGCGCGTTTCTGCCGCTTGTACTGAATGACCTTGGTGTAGTTGCCAGTCTTTTCAGCTTCAGCGCGCAGACGTTCAAGTTGAGAATCGACCGCTCCTGACTTCGGGCCATCGCTTGCGATGGAACGCTCAGGTGCGGGTGCGGGTTTGCGGGCAGTAACCTTCAAATCCTTCTCCAGTTTTGCGACCGCAAATGCAAACTTGACCGGGTCTGAAAGAGAAGCAAGTTCCTTGGCTTTCTTTGGGTTTTTGCCGAGTGCGTACACCACTAGTGCGGGGTTGTCGGCACCTTGCAGAATGACGCCTTGCTGAACAGTGTTGAGCACTTGCTGAACAACTTCTTCTGCGTCATCGTAGTCCTTGACCTTCAGTTCAGCTTTCGCCTTGCCATAAGTCTCCAACTTCGCTTGCCATGACTTTGCCTGCTCTTCTTCAGCAGCCTTGGTCTTGGCTTCTGCATCAGCCGCTAGACGCTTGCGGTCGTACCACTGCTCCAGCGACTTCTCGTACCGGTCAGAATCGTAATCAAAGTCTTCGAGCTTGGGCTTCGGGCCTAGCGCAACCGGCTTGTTCTCGGTTGACTGAAGAGCCTGTAGCTTGCTCTCGTACTCTCGAATCTTCTTCTGAGCTTCGCGGTGTGACTTCCGCAACTCGCGCACCCATTCAGGCGCAGGAGCGTTCTCTTCAGGAGGTGGCGATTCCTCCCCAATGGAAACAACGATCTCGTCGGACTCTTGTGGTTCCTGGGCATCCTTTGGCGACTCATCGACGGCATTGTTCTCGTCGCTGGTCGTCTCAGGGGTGTCCTCGATCACCACATCCTGTTGATCGATGTCTTTCCCTTCTGCCTTGTCCATATTGACCCTTACTCACCCGTTTTGTGGCCGAGTGGACGCCTGTAAAGATGATTATGCGCAGGTTTTATTCACAAATCAACCAGCATCATTAGCAAGGCTTCCTCGTCATTTCGCTGACGAGCCAGCCTAGCGCGTTCTGCGGCAGACGGAAGTAAAACCGCATCGGTGATGATTGGCGCATCGACAAAATTCGGCAGAGGGTCTTGCGCCGCGATCTTGCGGTTGCGCGTGATCTCCCTTCGCCTGGCGTCGGCTAGCGCACGAGCAGCCTGTTCCTGAGCCTGGAGCGCACGCTGACGCTCTGCGGCTTCAAGAGCCTCCTGCTCGGCCTCCAGCGCGACCAGTAGACGCGCCTGATCCTTGGACAGCCTGTTGCGGCGTCCTGGCCCCGATCCGACAGGGTAGCCATAGGTGCCGGAACCATAGGTTGCAGCACCATAGTTGGCCCCATCGTAGAGGGCGTCAGTCAAGACTTACTCCGGCACGGACTCGGACGCCACGGCTGCGCGAGCTTGCGGCTCTGCCGTTTTGCGCAGTGCATCAATCAACGTGTAGACCTCAGCGTAGGGTTTTGCTGAGAGATAACGCAGCACCTCGTCGATAAGGGACGCCGGGAGGCTAATCGGAGTATCGGGTTTAATCATGTCTTCCTTTCAAACATCAGTAGCGTCGGCAAACGCTGGTTGGGATTTAATAGCCGCATAGGCTTCTGCACGATCAACTGGAACAGTATCTCCATTCCATTCAAACGTCATCTCGCCAATATGTTTGAACTGTTCTCGATCGGATTGGCTCTGCCAGCCTCGCAACACACAGCCTACACGCGGTTCGACACCGGGTTGTAGATAAGTGAAGTCGAGGAACGTGATCTTCCAATATTTGACTGTCAGGCCAAACGGAGTTTCAATGTCTTTGAGGAGTGCCATGTTTAACCCACCAGGCCGAGCGCCTGAAGATCGTCGATCACCGCGTTGACAACATCGGCAATGTCAAGGCTGTCTGTACGCGACTTGTTCATCTGGTCTGCCAATGAGGCCAGGGCATTTTTGACGGCAGTCATGTCCGCCTGGGTGTAGGTCGCGCCTGCGGTGATCGCGGCCAAAGTTGTAGATACCGTGCCGCCCGTGTTGTTGGTAAGTGCGGCGGCAGTCCTCGCGGCCATCGTCTTGTCGGCGGTCGCGTAGGTCTGCGTATAGGCGCTTGGGCGGACGACCGGCGTGGCGTTGTAAAAGCCGATCTTCTGGGTCGTGGCCGTGCCGATCTTGGTGCCGGTGGTTGTGGCGACCTCAATATTCTTGCCGTCGCCAAACGTCAGCGCAGATGTCGGCGTGGTGTCACCAATACCGACATTGCCCGCGAAGTAGTTGTCGTCGCTGGCTCCGGCTTGGTAGACGCCATATGCGTTGGTCGAATAGGTGGCGTTGTACAGCCCTTCAAGGTACAGGCCGTAAGCGTTGGTGATGGTGCTGGTCGCGCCTACCGCGTAGTTCCAGTCGTTTGACCGGAACCCGAAATAGTTAGTGACCGTGCCAGTGGCCGTCGCCGGGAACACCGGCTCGACAAAAAACCCGCCCATCGCCGTGCTGCCGCCCGCGCCAGTGATGCGAGGGCTGGCCCCGTAAGCGTAGTGGTTGGTGATGACTTTGGTGGCGTCGAGGTTGTTGGAGGCGTTGACAAACGCGCCCCACTCGCTCGTCACGTTGTTCGCGCCAGTCGTCGTTAGCAGCAAATTGAACGTGCGGGCATCAGTGCCGCCGCTGCTATGCCCCGTGACCCCGATGTCGGCAAAAAAGCCGTTGACCACGCCGGTCAATGTCGGCGCGATGTCCTTGTCGATATGCAGGCGGGCTTGCGCGGACGGGCTGTTGGTGCCAATACCAACATCGCCGCCGTTCGTAACCCGCATCCTCTCGGTGACGGTCTGGGTATCGGTCGCCACCGCCTCAGGAACGGCTGTGCGGAAGATGATGTTGCTCGCGCCGCTGCCGGTGCCCGTGCCGGATTCCAAGAACAGAGAGCCTGCTGCGAGGTTGTTCCCGCCGCTGGTGTCACCGCTTTTAATCGTGAGCGCCCGTCCTGCGATGACCGTGCTGGCGTTGATCCCGATGGTGCGGTTGGCAGCAGTGCCGAACGACAAATCGTAGGTTGGCGCGGTCGTGTAGATGCCGACCTTGCCGTAGGCATCAGGCGTGCCTGCCGAAAACCCGGCCAAGAAAATTACGTCGTTGGTGCCATTGATCTGCATGAGATCAAGAGCCGTCGAACCATCTGCCGATTGTTTGCGAAACCCCAGGGTGCCCGTGCCTGTGCCAGCACCGGCGGTGTTTTTGGCATAGACCAGCCGCATCACCTGCTGGCTGTTCTGATTGTCCAAGCGAAACACGAATCCCGCCGTGACGTTGACCGAGGTGCTGGTGTTTTCAAGGATGTTCGCCAGGGTGCCGACCGACGCCCGCTGGCTCACTTGACCAACCAACGCACCCGTGGCTGTGCCAATGTTCAGGCCCGTGCTGATGGTGGCCGAGCCAACGACATCGAGAGCCGTGGCGGGGCTCGGCTGGTTGATGCCGACACTCCCCGTCAAGGACGGCGACGCGGCCAATACCGGAGCGCCCGTGCCGGTGGCGGTCACATAGGCTGGAACAAACGGAGACGCGCCCGTGACGGGAATCTGATACTGCGCCGTGCCATTCCCAAGCAGGCGCACGTTGGCTGTGATCGCGTGCGTGTGCGTATCGGTGGTGACGCTGTTGGTGCTCAGGCTGGTGATGGTCGTTGGCGTGCCAAGGCGCAAGAACTGTTGCGGGTTCAGGCCCGCAAACTCCAGCCCGCTATCCGTGGCAAGACTCACATTGCCACTATTAATGCCAGACACCTCGGCGTTGTCAAAGACCGTCAGGTTCAAAAACGGAAGCTGCCATGTAATCGTGCCGCCCCATCCACCGGAGCTTGCCAGAGTCAGCGTGCGCGTGCCGTTGTTGACCCCAGTACCCCCCGATGCGGGGTTCAGCAGCCCCGCAAGGGTGATGGTGCCGCTGCTGGTGATCGGGCCACCGCTGGTCGTCAGGCCCGTCGTGCCGCCTGAAACGTCAACGCTCGTGACGATGTTGCTCAGACCCGCACCAAGCGTGGCCTCGATGGCGTTGACCGCATCGGCCAGCAGGTTGTGATGATCGGGATGGTCAGTGGCGCTGACCGTGCTGTTGAGCTTGTTGGACGCGATGTTGTCCAACGCGCCGGGGAATACGCTAGGCACAGGTCATCCCCTTAACGACTGCGATCCGATTCGTCCATGTCCGATTCGTCCTCGTCCTCGTCTTCGTCCATCTCCTCCACCTCGGCCCCGACGATGTTGCCCTCGGCGTCGCGCTTGACGACCACGGACTTCTTCGTCTCGCCGCCCTTGGCCTCGACCTGCACGTTGATGGTCATGGGTGCTACAGGAGCGGGTGCGGGCGCTGGCGGGGCAGGAGGGGGCGGGGGAGGCGGAACAACCTCTCGGGCAGTGCGCTCGATCTCCTTGAGCCGGTCATCGAGCACACGCACCGTGTCGGCAAGCTGCTTTTGCAGCACGGCAACCGCCTGGTCGCTGGCCTGCTGAATCTGAGCCATCTGCTCCTTGGAGGCAGCGTCAATGGACTGCTGGTTGGCATCGAGCTGCAACCTGTCCAGCGTCTCAATGGTCTTGGCCTTGACCAGTTCAGTATCGGCACCCGTCTTGATTGCGTCAGCGCGGGCCTTCTCAGCCTCGGCCATAGCCTTCTCAGCAGCGGCCTGGACAAACACCGCGTTGGGGTCGGGCTGCGCGTTGGCAGCGGCGGCTTCGGCGGCTTTGAGGTCTTCATCGTTGGGCTTGACCACGCCCATGTCCACGAGCTTCTTGCGGAAGAACTCCCGAGCGTCAGCCAGCCCCTCGCCCTCCATGTTCATGACGATCATGGCCTGAAGCACCGATTGCGTCTGCGGGTCCTGTGTCACTCCGGCAAGGTTGGTCAGCGAGCGCACGATGGCCTCACGCTGCGAACGGAACGATGGGCCGACATCGACAGAGACGTCGAAGTGCGCCGTGCTCAGATCGCCTTCGTATCGCAGTTCGCCCGTGTCGTCGATCATCGGCTTCATCAGCTCAATGGATTCGACCTGGTTCTGCAAGCCCAGACCCTTCATCTTGCGCTTGGCCTCGATGTAGAGGTCCTTGGCCATCTCCAACCAGATTTCCCCGCAGCGCCGGATCGCCTTGGCCATGTTGGACATATAGAGGTAACTCTGCATGTCCAGCCGCTGCTGCACCATTTCAACGGCAGAGCCCGAGATGTTGCTGACAATCTTGTCGCCCTGCTCCTGGTTGCCCAGAAGGTCACGAATGTCCTGCTCCGTGATCTGCAGCAGCCCCGCGAGAGCAGGCGGCACCGCAGCCGACTTGGTGTAGGCCACCGGCCCACCGACCTGCGTGTTGCCATCTGGCCCCGTGATCGGGTTGATGAGCAGGTAGGGGTAGTTCTTGATATTGTCCTCAGACCACATGACCTGGTGGCCTGCCACCTGCTCAGGGGTGAGGATCGGCTTCTCGACACTCGACAGCGCGCTGATCTCAGCGAGCTTCGAGAGCTGCATGTTCTTCAGCCGCTGCGCGTCCTTGGCTGTGCGGACATGACCAGAGCATCGCTCAATGTTGTCGATGAACCACCGCTTGCCGTAGAACGGGACGATGGGGATGCACTTGCCCGCAATGAACCCCGCGTCCTCAAGCACCTTGCCACCAGACATGATGTATTTGTGGACCCGCTTGCGCGTGAGCCTGCGCTGCCGAACCTCGACCGTGCCGACTGCCGCGAGCATCTGCCGCGTCTCGTCGTCCAGTTCGCTGTCCAGGTACTTCTCCTCGCTGCCGTCGATAGCCTCGAAGATGTGCAGCGTCTCGCGGACGTCCTCAACCCGGTAGAACTCCGCGACGTACACAACGTCGGGCGTCTGCCAGTCAAACTCGCTCTGGTGGACGATCTTCGGCCAGGTGGCCGGGTCGTCGTTCCACTCCTCCATGTACGCTTGGCGCGTCACCGAGTTGATTACGAAGCAGTACTTGGCGTCCGACTTGTCCTGCCGCTTGGCGTTCAGGTCGAAGAACACGGACGAGTCGGCGTCGAAGATCGGCTCGATCCTGATGCGCTGGTATTCGTTGTCCGGGTCTTCCTCGTCCTCATACTCAGCCCGCAGACGCCAGGCACCGAACCCACCGGAGACGCCTTCCTCGAAGGCGTTGTCGTAAGCCTCCTCGGCACACGAGTCCTGCTCGTCGGCGCGGTAGAGCTTGTCGCAGATGTCGGCCAGGTTCTTGTTCTTTGAGCCGTCCTTGGCGACAAAGTTAACCGTGATGCGGTTGTTCCGGTACTCGGAGAAGATACGCTGCACAGCCAGCGCGATCTTGTTGACCTCCAGCCGAGGCTTGTTCTCGTACTGGTAGAACAGTGGGCCTTCCCACTGCGCACCGGCGATGGAATAGAACCTACGGTCCTGCAGACACTGCATACGCTCATCGCGCAGAGCAGTCTGAATCTTGTCGAACTGCACCAGAGCTTCCTGGTGAACGTCGTTCATACGCTGCTCGTTCGATGGGCGTGCCATGTCATGCTCTCTGCTGTGTCGAGTTCCAGTAGTTTACAGTCGGACGAGCAATATGTGATACTCTTGTCCCATGTGCGTCCAGCGCAGGGCTATCCGTCCCTAGTGGAAATGCGAAGGTGACGGCAATGGCATCGGCGGCGTCGGGAGACGCAAGCCCTCTGGCCTTCATCTCCTTCTTGCTCTCCAAAAAGATCGCCCCGGCGCTGTTGGGCTTGATGCGCGGTCCGGTCAGGTCATCGCGCAGGTTCTTGTCGTTGGGCAGCGATGCCGTGACGAGCCAGTCCTTGAGCGCGCCCCATATCTCAGCGCGCTTGTTCCCATACATGGCGGGCCTGCTCGACTTCCAGCCGAAGTTGACCCCGCGTACCTTGTAACGCTGCTCCTTGAGCCTGTCAAGGACGCCAGCGCCCAGACCGCCTTCATCGACGATGGTCAGCGTTGGACGGTACTCCTCGATCATGTGAATGACGTGCCCGACGACCGTCATGGTGTCGTCGCCCTTATACCGGCGCATGGCGATGATCGAGCGCCCCTGACGCACCGCGATGACCGTACTGTCGGCCCCGCTGCGCGCCGGGTCCACGCCGATGACAATGGGTGCGCTCGGGTCCTTGACGGGCGTGCGGGCCATCGCCTCGTCAACCCGCTTGAGGTCAATGAACTGGTCGTCGCCCGTCGTGGGGAACTGACCATAGACCTCAATGCGCGCCTCCCGGCTGTCCTCGCCGTGCTCCGCAATGATCTGGTCGTACACCGCCTTGTCGGTGCCCTCGACCGTGCGAGCGTCGATCTGCCGCGTCTGCCAGAAGTCACGCCTGGATGTGAAGCACTCGTAGAAGTACCCGCTCGGCCTGCGGGGGTTGCTGAACGCCAGCCAGTACCTATCGACGATGGGCTCGGTGAAGAAGCCCGCAGCGACTGACCAGATGGCGTCGGGTATCCCGCTGGCCTCGTCGAAGATCACCATCATGCCGTCGTGGTTGTGGACGCCCGCATACGCATCGGGGTTCTCCTCCGACCATAGCTTGCCCTCGGCGCCCCAGTAGCGCGTGCCTTTGCTCAGGTCCCGCTCGACGAGTGTGGTCAGCCACGCGGCGGGCACGAGCTTCGTGGCGCTCGGCTCCCACCAGTGAGCGTTGATCGCCATCGTGGCCCACTTCGTCAGTTCGCCCCAGGTGACTGACCTAAGCTGCGGTTCGCTGTTGGCGCTGACGATCACGGAAGAGCCGATCCGCGTCGAGAGCATCCACAGGATGAGCCACGACACGAGTGCGCTCTTCCCGATCCCCCGGCCCGATGCGATGGCAGTACGCATGGCCTGCAGTACCGCCTTCGGATCACGGTTCGTCTGTATGTGACGAGTGATGGAGCGCAGGACATCCCTCTGCCATGTCCTGGGCCCGCTGAAGTGCTCCAGCGGCGTGTTCTTCTGCCCCCAGGGGAAGGCAAACAGGACGAATGTCTCCGGGTCGTCCGCGATGTGGTTGGACCACATCTGGGACATGAGGAGCTGCTCGTCCTCGGCGCTGTACCGTTGCCGCTGCGCGGGCATCAGTCGTCGTCCTTGAGCAACCAGGAGCCGACGATAGAGCCCACCATGATGGCAATGAGCATCCAGACGATCATGGTTGATCTTCCTGCTGATCCTGCTGGTCGTCGAGTGCGGTGTGCTCGATCAACCCGAGTGTGTCCACATCGACGATGTTCTCGATGGGCTGGATCGTCTGGATTGGACTGATCCGCGCTCTGGCCATCTCCAAGGCCGCCGTGATGCTGATCGACTGGTTGATCTCAACCTGCTTCGTGTCGCCGTAGGTCTTACGGTTGTCAGCCCCCATGAGCCACTTCAAGGTGTCCACCCTGAGCCTGGAGCGTGCGACGTCCTCGGTGCTGTCGTCCGCCTCTGCGATCTCGACGAGGCGACCAGCCCACCATTCCGTCCGTAGCTCTTTCGCTTCCCTGTACCGCTCGCTGCGCACTGGATCGCGCTTGATCCATCTGAAGAACGCCTCGTAGTCGATCTGGCGGACATCGTGCTCAATGATGTTCTTGAGCGTGCGTCCCTGCACCATCTCGCCAAGGACCCTCTCGAACATGGCAAGGAACGCCGCTTCCTGGGCTTCCTTGGTCTTGCGCTTGTGTGCTGTGACGCTGTGACTGGCGGCGGGGGGAGTGAGCGACGAGTTTGCCCCCTGGGATTGACCGAGGGCTAACCAGTCTGGGAT